ATGGAACCTTTTTACGGTAAAATCATTAGCTGTTATCATTCGCAATTAATGAGTAATCAAAATAGCATTAAAACCTTATGTATCAGCGTTTTTCACAACAATCTATTAAAAATGGAATATAATCACTGTATATTGAAAGCGGGAACTTTGTGGGAACTTTTTGGGGAACTAAAAAACCGGCAAGTGTTTACATAACTAAATAAAAAATACACTATCAAAAGCGCATTGAAGTTCAATACATTTTCGATAGTGTATTTTTTTATATCATATTTTTATAGAAGAAACTCATAAATTTATTACATACATTTTTCTACATCATTGTTAGCATTTTAATAGAGGTGATATTCATGAAAAAAACATTATATACACTACCGCTCCTATCTGCATTGTTACTGGGCGCATGTAGTGGTGAAGCTGAAAAGACAACAGAAGAAAAAGGAGTAACAGCTGAAACAGTTGATGAAACGAAGGAAAAGAAAGTTGTCGTAGAAACAGTTGAAAGCGAGGAAGAAAAATTAGATAGCGACGTGACGCTTATGGGAACGCCGAAGAAAATCTATGTCAACGAGGAAATTAATCTCGTTAAAAAGAATGGCCCTGCTAAAGTGACGATTAAAGAGTTGCGGATCTTAGACTTAAATGTCGACGAACAATATGTTGATATGTTAAAAGGTGAAACAGCACATATCGTAGCGCTAAAAATTGAGACAAAAAATACATCGAAGAAATCAATTAATTTTAATATCACAGACTCTAAAATGCTCATAAATGGTGAGCAAAAAGAAGCTCAGTATTTCAATGATGAACATGGTGAGATTATGCCAGGAGCGACCGTGGAAGGTGAAATTTTCTTTGTTTTTAAAAAGAAGGTTGATGACGTGAAAGAATTTACATGGTATGCCGACCGCCCGAGCAATCCGCGAACATGGCAGTATATCGGTACGAAAAATATTGAATGGAAAATTAAATTGAGTCAATAGAAATAACTCTGCTCATTATTTTTAGATAAACAAAAAAGGCCCTGTGCTTAGTGAATTAAATCGCTAAGCACAGGGCCCTTTCATTTCTTATTCTTTTTCTGTGAATTGAACATGCTTACTATTAGAAGTGATATAACGGCCACTCTTCAGTAAGTAGTGCCCGCTTCCTAACTTTTTAACGACAGTAAACACATCGCCTTTTTTCACCTGGCCATCTGGCTTATCCCAGCGCGCTGTATCATAATAGTTTAGATCATCGGTTAAAATCTTAATCGTACCGATGTAATCATGATAACCTTTGACGTTTTCTTTATTCGCTGTGATGTAGCCTTTTGCTGTCTTTAATCGCGGTGTTTTGCCGTCGTACTCAACCCCGATAATCGTAAGCTTCGTACCTTTTGCATAGCGCTTGATTTGTTTATCTTTTGATAGCTTCACATCACTATATAAGCCGATTTCTTTTAAAGATTTTACATGGTCCGGCGCATACGTATAAAACTTGTCGCTCGTTGTATCGCCTTTTAATTTAGCTGCTACTGCATCTTTGAAGCGGCCAAAATCGTTCGGGCGAGCTACCCACGGAGCGGGGCAATTTTTACCCGTGACATCGTAGTGGCGATATAAATCGCTAGACGACAAGTTATACAATTTACATAGTTCTACAACCACGTCCACAGTGCGATTAAATGTTGCTGTAGCAATGCTGCCATCTCGCTCAATGCACATTTCCACGCCTACACTCGTTACATTTGCATTTCCATTGTAGCTGCCTAAGCGACCTTTTAGCGCAGCGATACGGCAAGCCGCTTCGTTTGCTTGATATGCCATTTCTTGCAGCGGCATGATGGCTAATGCTTCATTTTTATCGACAAATACTTGAGCGCCCGCATATCGACTACCGCCGCCATCTGAGCCATTGAAATAGTTTTGGTGATTTTTAGCGGTACCGCCCAGGTTTGCTGTGTAGTGCAAGATGATGGCACGTGTCACAACTCGTTTCGTGCCTGGTCGGCTGTATTTGTTTTTAATTACGTAATCATTTTTGATTGATGTCATTTTTCTCGTCCTTCCCGCTTAATTTTTCGCTTACAATGAGTAACAATTTTCTTACCGGCTCTGGCATCGGCAAATTCATTTTTGTGCCATTTTCCGTGATGGACACAAACTCCATCATGCATAATGCGATAGCTAACCCGTCACCGGCGTATTTAATCTCCTCTACCGCAAAGCCCATTAAATAGACTGATGCGAGCATTAATAAGTAGTAACACTTGCGCAACAAGCCGTTAAAACCTGTACGAGAGTGTAATTTACGATTGTACGCTGCAGATAAAAGACCGCTCGCATAATCAATCGCCATCATACCTAGTAAAACGGTTGTGGCCATGCCTAAGCCGTCTACCAGGTAACTAATAAATGTGCCGATGATACCGCTAATGATCATTAATTGTTTTTCCATTTCACACCTACTTTCGAATTTTGGAACAAATAAAAAAGCACACCCGATTGGATGTGCTTTTTGCTATTTTTATTAAGCGCGAGCTGCTAGGTACTCTGCAACCGGCACCTTGTAATGTTCTGGTAAACGGTCAATCGTCCAACCACCACGTTCTACTAATGTTGCATAAACAGGGATCATGTATTCATGTACTTTCATATTAAACTCCACCTTCATTTGTATTTTTTTCATCTAATTGCATTTGTAGCATATCTAGTTGCATCTGCATCATTGCCATTGTCTCAAGCATTAATTGCTCTGACTCTGTAAGCGGCGCTACGAGATGGGGGAAAATCGGCTCGTATCCTCCTAATGTGCCGTCTGGATTACGGCGGCGTACCATTCCTTGTACTGCGTTTTGATTTGTCATTAGTTAATCACCCCTGTAATTTCTTTGACATGGTCCGTTTCATGTGTCTGTGTAAAGACTAACTTCACAACAACATTTTGCTTCGGTTCATCCGCTGTAATAACGAAATCATCCTCAACAATTTCTCCGCTGACAGGTGCAGTTACAAGTAATTCCATAGGCTTATAATTTTCTTGTTCGCCTTTCAATGTCAAACTTGCGAAAGCTTCTAGCTGCAGAGTACTCGAACGACGGATCCACATACGCACGCCGTTTGCGGCACCTGTTGGCGGCGTAATCGGATAACGAACAGTCGCTTTTGTACGAGCGGCCGCATTTTCGGATTTGGTTAACTTAATTGTTCTGCTCGCTTTGAAGCTGTATGTGTCGGTTACTTCTACGACAATTGAGTTGTCACCGACTTTCAAATCGCGCAGTGCAACATTAAAATTAAAAGTACCTGGTGCTCCTCGGTGAATTTCAATTGCGGTGCCAGAGTTAATTTTATATGTCACGACAACATCGTTTGCATCGGGATCTGATGTCGTGCCAGAAATAGCGAATGAATCATTGTCAATCGAGCCCTCTGGCGTAACTGCATCAATCGTTAACGCAGGCGCGCGGTTTGGCACCGCATAAAATGTACGAACAACTTCCGCTGATTTATTGTTTTTATCATCTTCTGCCCAAACTTTTAGAATATGCGGTGTACCAGCGGCCAATGTATCTGTTAAGACTGTCGAACCTTCATATAATTTTCCAGATTTAAACGTCCAATTTTTGTTGAAAACAATTGGTGTAGAACCATCGGAAATTGCTGTATGCAATGCGCGTGTAGAACCGCCATCGATTGACGTTTTAATTGTTACTACGTCGCCGTTGTCGCTGTCAGTTACACTGCCATCGACAACAAAAGAATCACCCTCGTAAAGTGTCTTGTTATCACTTGTTGTGAGCGTTGGAACAGGTGCAGCATTCCATAAAATCGCGTATGCTCCATCTGCATCTGGTGAATCAGATACCAAGATTTCAGATGACAGATTCAGAGCCGGACGAACGCCGTTGCTGCCGCTAGACGCACCGTAGTTGCTGAGCGTGCCAGACGAGCTCACATAGCGGGCGTCGGACGAATTGCCGGCGTACGGAGTGCGTAACCACCAGTACCAAGGTTTTGACGCAAGTAAGTTTGCCGCATCTTTGTACTCGGATTTCGTCACCGCTTCGCTAGTTGGATAAGCAAGACGGCTCGTATCATTGCTAAACATAGCTAACAGTTTACCTTCCGCGATTGAGTTCTCGTTTGCTAAGCCAACCTCGGTGTTACTTAGCAAAAACACTTTATCTGTAATAGTCTCTGAGCCGCCACCATCAACTACCGTGTTACGAGCGACTGTTAACGATGTATTTTGTAATGCGTTGCGTAAATTCGTGCTAAAATTCGTGAGAAAACCTGCTTCTGCATCATATTCGTTGTAATTGCTATATACATTTGAATCTGAGGGTGGAGCATCCGCGCTATGCTGCGCACTGTACCAAGAACTCACATTACTATTCAGCCATTGGCGCAAGTTTGACACGCTATAACGGTTATTACCGTAACTTTTGCGATTGCTGTCTGTGTTCGCCGCTTCTTTTGCATCGAACGCTTTTAATGTGATGATATCTTTTGATAAAAGCGTAACCTGTTGTGCCGCGTAATGATCTTTACCAGCTACTTGCCAAACAATCGGTTTATTATTGTACGATGTTGTGACATCTTTAACTTTCGCCCCAATTGGTAATGCACTTAATTTTTGTGACATGTTTTGTCCTCCTCGAAAATTTCATTATAAATTTTCTTCATATTTTTTCGTAAATAAAAAGAATCACCATGTCTCACGTGATTCTCCCAACTGCTATATGCTTGTTTAATTTGTTGTTGTGTACGTTCACCGTTTTTATACAACGCTTTAAATTTTTTAAGCTTGCGTTTAACCCGCTTATTAGAATCGTGTCGCACCTTTTTGATAAGTTTTCCGGTCTTTGTGATATATGTGTGAAATCCTAAAAAATCAACGCCATGCCGCATCGGAAAGATATGTGATTTGTAGTTTAGTTTGAGTTCTAAATCATCTAAAATAAACTCGATTTCTTTCTTACATTGTCTTAAATATTCTTTGTCATGATGAATCAACACAAAATCATCCATGTATCGCACATACCATTTAATGCGCAATTTTTCCTTGATATAGTGGTCCATGCCATTAAGTAGCAACACCGAAAACCATTGACTTGACTGGTTGCCGATTGGCACACCTTTGCCATCGGTGCTATCTATAATCATATCTAGCAACCACAACAAGCGGTCGTCGTTAAAAAACTTACGCATGAGACGTTTGACGATTTCGTGATCAATGCTGTCGAAATACTTTTCAACATCACACTTTAGCACCCATACATCTTGTCCATGTTTCCGATATGCCGCTCTATAAAATTCTTCTGTGCGTTTAAGTGCTGCGTGCGTTCCCTTCCCACGTCTGCAAGCATAGTTATCATAGATTAAGGACCTCTCAAACGTCGGCTCAAGCACGTTATCGCACAATGAACGTTGTACCACTTTGTCTTTAAAAGCAGTCGATTTAATAATGCGCTCTTTTGGCTCTGTAATACGAAATACATTATATGCCCCCATTCGATAGTTCATTTCTTTTAGTTGCTTTTGCAAGTGCGCTACGCACTCCAAAGCATTTAACTCAAATCGATTCGTCGCTGTTTTCCAACGCTTCCCCTTACGTGAGTCTAAATAAGCTTTATATAAATTTTCAAAATCATGTACTTTATGATATAAACCCATACCGTTTCTAGGGTTGGTGTCCATACATGAAAACCTCCCCATCAGCATTCTTGTGTTCGCGGCATAAACTTACCGCAGGAAATAACCTCCTCTGAATCAATGGATTCAAAACATTGCTTTCGGCCACTTGAGCCTACTCAGTCTGTAAGTGTTTTTTGTTTTATCAGATCCGGACGAACGCCGTTGTTGCCGTTATACGCATTGTTGTTGTTGAGCGTGCCAGACGAGTTCACATTGCGGGCGTTGTTCGAATTGCCGGCGTTCGGAGTGTCAGGTTATTCCCTATTTACTTCGTAACATATTAAAAGCGCTGTTGGTCTACTTTCATCCATTTCGCAGTTAAAAACTTCACGTTAAGGATTAATTTCGTCCAATACTCCGTGCTTTGTGCGTTTATGTAGCCTTGCTCAAGGCTTAAATCAATGTAAAATAGAAGTTCTTTACAGTATGTTAGAGCAAGGCGTTGTAACTCTAAGCGACGCTCTTTTTGCATTGCATTACGCGGATATATTTCATTCGCTTCGAGTATACATTCATAGAGATTTAATACTTTGTCTTGCATACGATTAACAAGTGTAAAACGCATAGATTTTGGAAAGCGTTTTGTATTATTTGTCATCATTAACGTATGTTTAATTAAATCTCTACATTTTGAAAAGACAGCCATTTCGCTATCTTGTTTGTTAACTAATCTGCGTTGCAACTTCAAGGACCTCCGATTAAACTATTGCGGTAACTTGTACTGTGTAGGTGCGCCATGGCGCTACTAACATCTTTTGAGCTGTTGTATCGATTGATACGGCGCTGCGTACAATACGAGCTCCTTTTTTATAGTTGTATGTCAATGCTTGTACTGTGATTACATTCCCAGTCACTGCTGTAACGAGCACGTCTTCCACGTTGTTGTCATCAAAAATCGTTATCTCAGTAAATGGTTTGATAGTAGATGCGTCATCAACTGTGATTGTTGTCGCTAACGCACTCACTGGCGCGAGAGATACCGCTCCAGCTGTATCAAGCTGTGTTTCTGATCCATCAAATGTATCTAAAATCATGCCGCTATTCCCCGGCGCACGGTCCGCTAAAGCTTGCTTAGCGATTAGTTGCTGTGTTGCACGCTGCAGCTCCATAATGTAATCAAAAGATAATTCGATGTTATCTTCAATGCGATTGATATATTCCGCCAAAAACGGTGTACCTGGTGCGAGTAAAACGTTATTCACGTCATCGTAAATTTCATCTTCCCACGTCATCGCTGGATGTGGGTTTTTTTTAATTAGACTAATTATTGACATGAGTGCCCTCCTTAACGTTATAGACAATCGGGAATGCTACTGCATACCCTTGATTACCTTTTTCGTAATCTGCTTGCATCGTGTAATATTCGGTTGCGTTAAGCATTGATTCACCGTCGCCGTCGATTAATGCCGCTCTTGTGATATGACCTTGCTCCGCGCCGATTTTTACATAAAAAATAAGCATATTATCTGCATGTTGATGCACGCGATAAATAGGCTTAATAATGTCTACATCATCTATTGTGATAACTGCGTATTTAAAAGTCGCAATATCTAAATCTTGATGCAATTTCATGTATGACGGCTGTAAGCCATATTTTTCTTCTTCCATCAGTTTCGTCCTCCTGTTCTAAAGCGACCTGTTACGCGCTGTTTAATTTCAATTCCATAGGATTCACTTGCCGCTTCCGCTGTCGCTATCGGTCCACTACCTCCAGCAATGCGCTCGGTACCAAAAAGCGCCGTAACGAGCTGTTTAAACCCAAAATCATACGCTTGAGCATCTGCTTCGACTGATTGCGTTGGGGCTTGTTGTCCGCTGATTTTAGCTGTACTAAAACGATTTGTGACGGGCACTGCGTACGCAAAACTATATCCTGTACCGTCGATATGCAAGATATGTGGTTTACTAGTCGCATCAACGCGTCCTGTGCCAAAGCGACCGCAAATGCGGTGCATGTACTTAAAACCGTAGCCTTGACCGGAGCACTCAAGTATTTGTATGCGTCCAGTCGTAATCAACATTAATTTAATGCCAGCACCAACAAGCGCCTTTAAAATCACTTCAAATTCACTTGCACTAAGGTTTGCGTCGTATATTTTTCGCATAGGTAGTGCTTCCAACGCTAAAGCGGCCGGCTCTTTTAATACATCCCACATCTCGCTAATTTTAATTTCGCTTTTATCAATCTGTAGCACGTATGCAATGGCGTTAATAAATCCATTGATTGTACCGTTAGCTAAATTTTGAGCCACTTTTGTTTTCAAAATGATTCGATATGCCGCATCTGCATTGTTACCACGCGGTTTTCGTAGTTCTTTACCGATTAAATCCAACGCTTTTCCTTCGGCATTGTCGATATTACGCCAGTCCATAATGCGATCATTCGTTTCTTTTAACAACATCAATTCATCGCTATATATGGACATTAAACTATATAAATTCGAACCTTCTTCTTTGCCACCAATGAAGCGGTCTGTAAAAAGATTTACGATGTCTTTAACGCCATACATATCAAATCACCTCAATTGCATTTGCACTAATTTGAGCGATTTGTGGACGTTGCATAATAACGTTTGCCGCTTCGTAAGTTTCACCGTCTTTTGACAGTTGCACTTGCACATCGTCAACGCCTGGCACATTATACACAGCTGCAATAATGCGTGATAGGATAACATTTTCACCCATCGACAGTCCAACTTGCGCTGCATCATCCTCGTCTAACCCGCCAATGTAGCTCACAATCGCATTACGGACCTGTTTGTGTCCATCAGCTTCGAAAAATGCATTCGTCGTAAGTTGGACCTTTGCGAATAATTGAACAATTTCGGAGCGGGTAAAGCCGATTTTATGCGTGTAGCCCGCTTCGTCCGCCACATCAATTACAGTTGTGCCAAAGGCTTGTATGCCACCTGCTTTTTTTCGAAAAATAGCAGCCGTAATATCCTCGTCGCTGCCACCGAGCACAAAGCATTGAATGGACCTCATTGGCGTACCGTAATCATTTGTCACATCATCAGTGTTTTCATCAACAAAAGTAGCCCGTACATCCGAAATTTTAAGTAGCTCCGCTCGTATAGATGCGACTGTACTATATCCTTGCCCTTCGCTCACTTCATCGGCGCGCTTACGTACCGCTATGTCGCTTTCGCGTTCAAGGCCATTCGTAAACGCCTGTGTAGCATTGCTGACGCTTTCGATGCCTGTTATGGATTCTAACAATGCGTTAATTTCACCGATATCAGCATTTCCGCTCGAACCAGGTTCTACAGCAACAACTTCAATTGCAATCGTGCCGTCACTGCTAATACGCTTTTCTTCTGTTGTGTAATACTGTGTATCATCACTTTTTGTAACGATTGTACCGAGCGCTACGAGCGTATTAGGCTCACCGTAAAATACAACTGGGCCATACGCCGGTTGCGCTGGATTGCGTGTAATACCCGCATGTGGTAGCAAGTTATCTAACTGTTGTCCTTCGGCGGTATGACGATAAGCTGAGTAAAAAACATTTTCATTGTCTTGCCACTCGAGTGATTGTTCCCATGCGATGATGCGCAAAATAAAGCCCGCTGGGGAGCGGACATCTAGGTTCACGTCATCGCCCAACAGCGTCTTTGCTTTCGCTGTCATACGTTCTAGTATTTCTTCGTAAGTTTCACGTTTGTAGCCATTTTTAGTCAACGCCACCTCCTGCCACCTCCATTTCAAATTCAAATTCGTCGCCTGTTTCGATTTCTTCTATTGTAAATCTTGCATATGCGGTACGAGTTGCTTCTTCCACGACCATTTCTACTTCATTTAGCAGTTGCACACGTGATTCATTTGCGATAACACGTGCAATTTCCACTGCAATTTCGTCTGCAGTCGGTTTGTTTTTAAACACTTCCATATCACGGCCGATTTCCTCGTCTAAGAAGAACTCATTAAGTGCCGACTCGAGTTCAAGTTCGATGCATTGAATGATTTCATCTGGCCCATGCGAAAATGTTTCGAGACATAGATCGTTGTCTCTTACTGTTAAAGTTTTCATGCGAATTTAATCACCCCTACAATTACTGCGTCGACAGGGTTAAACATGCGTGCTTTACCAGGCGCATAAGGCTTACCATCAAACATGTCATCCGTATTCCGTTGATTCACAACGCACTGGACTACGTCACCTTTTTTTAGCGCCGGTCGAAAAATAACAGGCTCATTATACGTGATGCTGTAGTGGTTTTCTAATCCACCTGGTATGAATACATCGATTGCTTTGCTATCGTGCACTTCGTAGCGTTGACACAGATAAGGGATTTCGATTGGACTAAGCGCTTCCGCTTCGTCTGCGTCGATTTCTTTCATCTTAAATAGCGGCTGTACAACCGCTTCATTCGTTGCTTTATTCCAGCTAATTACCGTTGCAGGAAAACAGAAATGAAGCGGTATAATGCCCTGCATCGTCATACCCGCAAAGTATTCTGCATCTATCATTTAACCACCTCAAATTGCGTCTGAAAGTCTGATTTATTAGCGACGTGTTTACCACCAATTACACGAAAAGTACCGCTTGCTGTTTTACTGTGAAGTTTTAAAATAGCGGCTGTCTTTACTTTATGTTGTAGTAAAGCATTGACTTTATAGCCTTTCGTCTGCTTTTTTTGATACTTCTTGATGAATTTTTCGGGCACACCTAGCAAGCCAGTGTCCGGCGATAACTCAAAATTGATATTGTCGCCTTTTTTAATGTCTCGGATGTACCATTGGCCATTGATTGGATAAAAAGAAGCACCGCAGTCATCCGCGATGCTTTTAATCGTATCAATGCCTTTACCAGAGCAAGAATAACCTTTCTTGTGCAGCTTATCTTTAGGTAAATCGAGCACCTTTAGTTTTAATCCAATAGCACTCGCTAAATCGCGAATGATTGTGCTGGACTTAACCGCCTTTTTATACGATTTTTTTACCGTCTTTTTAATCGTCGTGCCATTATTATTAACGACTCGTATATGCGTCGCTCGGTCTGTGCCTGCTTTATCAGACCACGTAGCTTTAATGACACCCTCAAAAATGACGCCGAAATCACCTTCATACCCAGCTTGTAGCACTATTTTTTGACCTTCCTTGATTTTTTCTCGCGTGGTGTGGACAAGGTTAAAAATCTGTATTGTTGCTCGGTCCGGGATGTGATCGTCGTCAAACGGCACCTCAAACTCAATGTGCAGCACCTCGTTTGTGATGTTTAAGCCATTCGTCTGCACTTTTATGACGCGTTTCCAGCACTTAGACATGCGCTATCACCTCGTCATCTAACGAATCTGCAAGGTACAAAAATACGTTTTTGCCGAGCGTTTCCCAATTGACCGCTTCTGATTGTGCTGAAATATCTAAGGGAATCAACATAGGAGCGGGATGCAACTTAGGATTATACGTATTTTTAAAGAGTGGTACACCGTATACAAGCTTCTCGACTGCTACTAACTCAGTATTTTTGTAGACTTGTACAACAAAGAAGTCGTGATTTTCATTGTATGAAACATCAAATGTAAACTCTTCATTGCCTAACTCGATGTCAAAAACGTACGGAATTAGCGTTTTATCAATATCAATGTATTCCATTATCGCACCTCCTACGATGGTATTTTTAGCTTGACGCCAATTGGGATTTTGCGTGGCGGATATTTGTTAAGCTCGTGCAACTTTTGCCATGTCGTACCATATTTTTTAGCTAAATCCCAATACGTGTCGCCCGGTTTTACTGTATGCGAATCCGGATTGTCTCCGTTGCCGCCTTTTGTCTGCTGACTCCCCGCATTCGTTTTGTTTTTAGCGCTTTTTTTCTTTGTCTTACTTTGTTTATCAACAATTCGCACCTCTTGCAGCGTAATCGAGAAGCGGTGTCCGTTGCCGATAACGGACTCAGAATCATAAGAGAAGCGGTTGATAAGGAAGTTTGTACCTGTTCGACGCCCGACGTATGTCAGTCGTTTACCATCGTTCTCGTAGCGGGCAAGGCCATTGATTTTCTCTGATATTTTATGCTTTTTATCTGCAAAAATAACCCCCGTAAGCGTTAAAACTTTCGGCTTTTGCTCGACGTGGTCTGATATCTTTTTACCGCTCTCAACAGCATATTGCGGTATCTCTACGTCACGTTGCCACGACTCTTTTTCAACAAGGAGATGGACTTTTCCGAGTGTATGACGCGTTGTCTTAAAAGGCTTACTTTTTATTTTGGGTTTTGTTACCCGCTTCGCTTTAATTTTTGGCGACTTGACTTTAGGTTTTGTCGTTACCTCGTAGTCGGGTAATTTTGATATCGTAATAGGGCCTTGCGTGGCCGTTGGTGCTCTTGTTTGGTCCATTTTATCATCTCCTTAAAATTCGTATACAGATGGATTTGCATCTTCTAGTGAAGCTACCCAATTCTGTAATTGTTCCACTACGCTTGCTCCTGTTTCTTGAGGAGACTTACTACCATCAACTTGCACGTTAATATTGTAGTGATTTGTCGAGCTGCTAGACTTACTATTATTAACCTTCGAACTACGGCTTTGAGGATTATTAGTTGACGATGCAGGGTTATAGTTAGCAATTGCACTCATGTCTAAATCCGGACTCTCTCCATTACCTTTCAATGCACCGATGGACCGTAGTTGGTCCGATTGTGCAGCTGTAAGGACCGATTCGTCTTTATGCAAATTACCGACGTAGTTGTCAAACGGTACACGTCCTAAACCACTCGCATGAGAGCCATTTGCCGCTCCTGATACATTAACCTTCACAGTCGGCATTGGCGGCCATGAAAACTTCGGCATTGGCGGCCAACTGAACTTAGGATAAGCGGGCCATGACCACTTTGGTAAAGGTGGCCATGAAAACTTCGGCATTGGTGGCCACGAGAATTTCGGAAGCGGTGGCCAGCTGAACTTAGGCATGCTAGGCCACGAGAATTTAGGCATTGGCGGGAATGTTACTTTTATACCCGCGCTTAAATTACCGATTGCACTGTTATTAACATTGAGTTTTACATCAACACTAATAGGATCTAGCTTCGGCATTTTTGTAATTTTAGGCGTTACCTCCATCGTGGCAGGTGCGCCGCCAAATAAATGGTCCGTCTTTTTCATAATTGGTGTAATTGGCAAATTGACAGGTTGTACTAGATTGTTCGTGATGTCGATTTTCTTCGCTTTTAGTGTGACGTTCGCATCTAAATTACTGATAGAGTTCTGTAATGACGTCTTATCTGCGGTTAATTTGATGTTTGCGCCAGGCATATTTTGGATTTCGTTTCGTATTGCAGATGTATTTGCATTTAATTGGATAGTAGCGGCCATGCTACCGATTTGAGCAGAAATAGCAGACGTATCTGTTTTAATCTTAATCGGTGTTGCATCAAGTGCATTCAGTTTAGATTGTGCTGCCGCTGTATCAGCATCCACTTTCGCTTGGATTTCTTTCGCTGAGCCGACTTTATCTAATTGCTGTTCCGCTTTACTTGTATCTGCATTTACTTTCGCTTCGATTTCTTTACCTTGCGTCACACCCTCAATAGCCGCTTCGGCAGGTGTTGTATTAGCGCCGACATCTAGCTTAACTTCCGTACCTTTAAACAAGCTAAGTTCTTTGCTATAAGCTGAACTTCCTCCAGTGCCATTCATTGCATTTTCAACTTGCGTCATTGCACCTTGTACCATGTTATCGATGACTGGCGCAGGAAGCGGTTCACTAGTTGTTTCACTACCACCAAACATCTTGCCGATTAACCCATTAAGAGCTTTACCTACTAGGCCAGTGGCGCTTAGATTTGTAGCGCCGTTCGTGATACCTTTTAAAATGCCATTTTTAAACGTTTCGGAAACATTTTTCTCAATTTGCCCTTCTGCCGCTCCGAAACCGCCAGATTGAGCACCTCCGGTTAGGCCACTAACGATTTTAGACATATCGAACGTAAACGCCCCAGAAATGACATCTTGTAAGTTTTGGTCCTTTAAAGCATTACCAAGATGTTTCAAACCATTCGCAAAGCTTTCTAAGCGAGAAGCACCACCACTATCATCCGTCATAATTGTCCAGAATGTTTTTAAGCTACCGCCTAGTTCACGTAAGATATCACCGACAACAGGGGCATTTTCACGAATGCCATCTAAAAAGTTTTGGAACCCTGCATTATTACCTAATCCGCTTGCCCAGCTATCAAATTGCACCATCTTATCCTGGAACCAAGTAAACGCATCCGAACCTACACCACTAAATCCCGCAAAGAACTTTGCGATGCCTGTTGTTGCGTGCCCTAACGCTGAACCGATTTTAGGAGCATTTGTTTTGATGTAATCCATAAATGTTTCCATTTTATTTGAACCAATCAAACCGCTAGTCCAATTTGCAAAGCTACTCATCATGTTTTCAAAACCTTGTGATACCCAACGAGTGAGCGGGCTGAGTGCCGTCATGGTATTTGCGACACCTTTTAGAGCATTACCAAAGCCGTTTCCAAGGTTCGTTGTAATTGGCCCTATATCTCGCTTAAACATGTCAAAGAAAGCCTGCATATCGCTACTCTTGAGAGACTTGTTGAAGTTATCCATCAAGTCGCCAACCGCTCCACCAGCTTTTTTAAGGATCGGCTGGCTTTGCTCAAGTAATGTATTAATTGCTTTCACACCACTTTTTGCAGCATCAAATACAGCGGGTTCTAATGCCGTTTTCAAACCTTGCCAAGATGTGATGACTTTATCTGTCTCCGCTTTTAATTCTCTTTGTGAAGCGGTTAGCTTTGCTTTTTCGTCATACAGACCAACGATAGAGCTTATTGCAATAGCACCAAAGCCCATCAATCCAGCTGCACCAACAACTAAAGATGAACCTAGAGCAAGCGCCGCTCCGCCTAATACACCTAGAGCAACGCCTAATACACCAACCGCTCCAATCACAACATTAATAGCGATAGCGAGCGGCGGTAAGATTGCTAAAATTGCCCCTAAAATTGCTAAAAAGGCAACCCCGCCAACGATTAATCCGGCTGGATTCAAGTTAGACAGCAACCCCATAACGCCGCTTCCTAGGTTTACGCTGTTAGCTTGCATTTGCAGTGCTTGTAAATGCGCCTGCATTGCGGCGAGTTGCGCGTGAGCGGCAGCGGTATCGATGTTTAAGTTGATACCACTAGCTTCGAAGTATTGTATCTGTGCCCTCAAAGCTAAAATATCATTGCTCAACGTATCAATATCAACATCGATAAAAATATCGTCACCGTCTAAATTATCGACTCGGTTTTGAATGCGTTGTAGCTCCACGATTGCATCTGCTGCTTGTACATGTATATCTACATCTGGAGGATTATTGTTAAGTACATCTAATTGAGCTTGCAAGGTGATGATTTGAGCCATCGCCCCAGTTGTATCAACATCAATATTAATGCTTGTTGCAGCAAGTGCTTGTAATTCTACTTCAATCATCGCAATTCGAGACTCGGCGTCTGTTATGTCTAAATCAACCTTAATATTGATTCTCTCATGCTCTAAGCTACTCAAGACCGCTTCTAATGTAGTGATTTCACCAAACGTGTCTAAATCGATATGAATGTTGATGCGATTATCAATCTCGCGAAGTTTTTGTTCTATTTTTTCGATTTGAACTAGCGCGTTACCATCGTCTAAATCAATATTGATATCATAAACTTTGTCTAATTTTTCGAGTGTATCAACTAAATCATCGACTTGTTGATTAACTATCGCGAGTTCGCTACCATCGACCTCAACATCTACTTCGACATCTAAATCACGTAAAGACATTTAACCACCACCTTCCTCTTTGCGTTCGCGAATGTAGCGGTTAATCGCTGCGTTAAATTCCATCACTTCATCTAGTGACATCCTTCTCATTTGCTCTGGTGACGCCATCCGCATTACAACAGGACGCCACAACAGCCACTTCGCATCAACTTCCATGTCGTAAATATGCGGAAGCTTCGGTTTACTGAAATGTATATTTGATTGCTTCGTTTACGACTTCGCTCAACATTTTAGAACCATCTTCCTGTTCTTCGAAGTAGCTGTAGTTTACTTTTTGTACATCACCAGCTTCATCAACTGTGCGAATAACATTTTCAAATAATTCCTTGTGCAGTTTTGTGATAGATGTTTTGCCTGTCACTTCGTTATCCGCACGCTCACGTAACTCAAAAGAGCCTTGCAAACCAACGTGGTTGAAGCGGAATTTTGTTTCCTTCCCTTTTTTTGATGTGTAAGTGTAATCTTTAGTATCGCCGTATTTAGCCATTTTTAATTGCTCCAATCTCTTCTTTGTATTTTTGTTTTTGAAATGTTTTTTCATTGATTTATGCATAAAAAATAAGGGGCTATGACGCCCCCCCTCTATCCCCCTTTTCATTAAGGGTTAGTAATTTGATAATCTGCCACAAGGAATGTGTATTTACGTCCTGTGATTTTATCGCCATATTCAAGTTCCGGGTGCGTATTGATCATAGCGTATGAACCCCCGCTCTTTTCTTTCACTTTGCCGCGGTTTTGGTTTGATGTTACCCAAATAGGCACCATTTCATTTTTAGCAGCTAGCTCATTTAGATAAACGATTGATGGTGATGTCTGATTTAAGTTAATTTCGATTTCACCGAGTGCATTGTTGTTAATCGCAAATGCGACGTCACCTTGCGGGGAAACGTGTTCATTGACCGCTTTTTCTTTCTTTTTCGATTTAACGAATGTACCTTCTTGGAAGCCTGTGATTTCGCGGCCACCAACTGTTACAATAACGTCTTTCGCATCGTATACACCGATGTGCGGCGCATAACCGGCGAAAAATTGGATATCTAATTTCATTAGTAAATCTAGTGAGTGTAATTGTGCGCGAAGCGGGCTTTTACGCCCAATCGCGAACAACGGCGTACCTTGTTCTTTTTTCATTTTGATTCCCACTTTCTAATTTTTTGCATCAAAAAAGCACTCGTTCATCGCTGAATAAGTGCTTATCAAATGATCATCTCGCCTGAGACCTTAACTTTGTGGATAGCGCCCGCGAAACCGAAGCTAAAGCTAAGGCCTTTATATTCACGCGCAGCACGATCCGCTGGGTTTGTATCAGCTCGTGCGATTGTAGTAATCGTATAATCCGGAATGCCGTCGGTATCTGAAATCATTCCTTGTGAATACCCCGCATTTAATACGTTTCGTAGAGCATCACCTAAGATGACAAACCCACGGTCCGTATAAGGTACTTTCGGGCTGTTATTCAAGACTTCCTGGATAGCTTGTGCACCATTAATAATTAACCAATCGCGCGATTGCACTTCATCGATAAAGTCACCTGAAAGCGTTGTACCCTCAGATGTATTGTTATCGCCAGCGTTCGGTTCGAAAATGAAACTGTTTTTCGCATGAATTTCAGATGATTTAGCACGCGTAAATAGCTGTGGTGTAATACCGACAAGGTTCATAAACTTATAAGTTTGAGATCCTGCATCAAGTGAACCAGCCGCTCCGATTAGTGCTTCTGCTACGTATTCACCCGGCGTTTCGTGGTACGGAGCAAATGTGCGTGTGAATTTAAGGAGTTCCAATTCATCAAGCGCTTCTTGTGTTGTCACGGTTGTACCGAAGATTTTAATACCTTCACCTTCGACCACTGTTGCAATGGCTTTTACTTCTTCTACTACTTGTGTGTCTGCTGTAATAAAGTAAAAGTCATCGTCAAAGCGTTCTTGTAAGGCTTCTGCTGCAGAAACAGCAATAGCGGGTGGTTCTGGAGCGGGATCATACGTGATAATTGCCATGACCGCCGGCGATGTTTCGCCTTGTTTTAATAAAGCTGTAGCCATTTTGTGAGCTACCGAATCTTTGCCAAACACTTCCGCTACCGCATCTGGCTCTGAGTAATTGGTAAATGTTGTAGGTCCTTTGAAACGAGCTAATAAAACTGGTTTACCAAGCCCTGTTAATCTCGCTGCCTTTTTGACTGCGATATTGATTGTGACGTCTCGTGTCATCTAATCTCCTCCTAATGTAAGCGGAGCGGAATCAATCCACTCCGCTTCTTTTGTAATTTGCGCACGTGCTCGTAGTCGTACATCAAAGCCGATACGGTACTCGTAATCTGTCGTTAAAAACGTTGTACGGTCCGTTAAGTCAGTTGTTTGTACAATCGCAATATTTTTATCTTTTAGCTCGTCTACACCAGCTGTCTCAAGGTATTGCAAAGCACTGTACGCGAGTGTTTCTGCCGCTCCGACATTACTCGAGTAGCAAGTAATCGAAGCAGTCATTTCAATGTCCTGCTCATGCACCGCAGTTGTTCCGCGTATGAAAGTAGCAGGTTGCCCAATCTTTTGACCGAGCATTATAAATTTAACGCCGGTGTACGGATAAGGTGGTTGTTTTGCAGTTGTTTCAGTGCGAATCGTTGTTGCACCTGTAAACGTCTGCAAACCTTTGATAAGAGCGACTCTAATTCCTTGTATATCAAGCATCTGGATTCACTCTCCTTGCCGTGTAAATAAAAAAATCACCATACTCGGTGTGGTCTGTTTCTTCCTCGACCGAGTAGGTGACTTTTCTGTATACAATTTGCTGTTTCGTTTGTAGCTTCGTATGCGTATAAACTTGCCTATCGCTAGATGTATAGCGACCGCCGCTGTCATAGATTTGTTTGTCCGTCATCGGAACAATCGCACAGTGTAGCGGCACCGCTTCACCTTTTTCGGGTTCAACCCATTCGCCATCTACCCAGCTACCTTCTGCATTTTCATCCAGGAGCGGCACGAGTAAGGCACCTTTAGCAGTATACTTGTTAATAAGGTTTGCAAAGTTATGAATCATTGTAAGATAACCTCCATTGCTTGTAGCATGCTCCCTGTTTCAATGAGCGGATTATTGAACCCTTTTTGAGCGACTGTTAAATGTGCATTAGGCGGACTTTGGAGGGCACGTGCGAAATCTTGAATTTCTTCACGCATCTCAAAGCCTAATGCCTCGTATAACTCCATAGCATCTACATCGCCTAAAATCGCAAGCGGGATAAGTTCCTTCGCTTTCGCTAGAACTGCAGGTGTTGCTTGCTCGCTTCCTGTTCTTAAAAAACTCCGCTCCGGTATGTGGATATGCGTAGTAGATGCTTTAAGCGCAAAATTAAACTTCGCTATGAAAAAGCGCCGCATTTTATCCGTGACAGGGATATCCACACCGTACTCATGAACCCTCGCTTTACCTTTATGCGTGATCTTACCACCTGAGTAATCTCCTCCGCTGATATAGCCAATTTTAACGGAATGGCCGTTGAGCAGTGCAATGTTCGCAAGTGCTTCTGGTATGCGATTTCTATCGCGTATTCTTACAGCCATTACCAAGTACCACGGAATTTTTGGAAGCGGATCATACGTAAACCAAGCTTTCCTAAGTCACGAGACAAACTTTTATCTCGTGCCTCACTCGATTCGAATGTTTGAGACATACCAGCTAATGACTCCGTTAGAACCCCTGGCGTCGTATGCAATTCGTACTGAACATAACGCATAATGACTTTATTGACGGTTTGAGGTAAGCGAGTTACCGCTACATTTCCACATTCCGCTTCGACAAATGCTATCGCGTCTGCAAGCATATGCGACAGTTGACCATCTCTTGACGTATCTTCTGCAGCAATGCCTAGTCGTTCCTTCAATTCATCTAGTGTCATTATTCTTCACCTTCTTCTGTTGCTTCGACTGCGCCTTTGCGCACTAAATCAGCATAAATTTCACGAGTAAGCGCAATTGTTTCACCTTTTGCAATCGTCTCACCTTCATAACGCACATTCACTAATGTTTTAGTAGTGACCGCTCCTTTTTTAGAAGCGGCAGTAGTTGATGCTGCCATTTATATCACTTCCTTTCAAACAAAATAAAAAGCCCTTAATAACAAGGACTTAGAATACTGTTGCGATAAATACGCTATCGATGCTTTCGCCAGACGGCATTGCAACCATAGACGCTTTTGTTTGTGCAACAACGGGATCAAACGATACTGCAGAAGTAATTGCAATACCCGTTTGTACAATCGCTACATCTGCTGATTTAGCTAGTGCAGCCTTATTCGCCTCTTCCGGCGTTGTACCGAACCAAGTATTGCCGATTGTGCCATCTGGCAAGAATGAAACAATACCGTCTGGAATATATGATTTCGTCACACCCGCTTCATCGATGAATTTCTTATCGTACACAACGAATTGGATGTCGAATTCTTCTGATAAGTAAGCAAGTACTTTTTTAGATGTAATGTACTCATTAGCGTAACCAACAGGATTCATTGCTTTTCGTACAATCACGGAGCGGGCAATTTTAGCCGCCGTTGTTGAGTTTAATACTGCACGAGTAATTGTTTCACCAGATTCATCTGCAACGGCTGTTTTCCATCGCGCGATATCCTCGAATGGATTAGCAGTATCAGCCGCGTCCCACTTAGCAGTACCGGCAAGTACCTCTTTCAAATTATCCGAATGCAAGAAGTCGTAATCGTAATCTGCTTCCGGTGTTGAGATACCAATTTTACCAGTCGTAATGACCTGCATACGCATACGTTCAAGTTGCGCAAGTGCCGCTTCGATTAATTCAGCTGTATCATCATAAATACGTGTCACAAGCGTTTTAAATGCTGGATTATTCGCTTGTAAATATAGTAACAATTGTTGGCGTAAATTCTCGTCAACGATGTGAGAGTCCTTGAAGAAAGGCATCTTCGTGCTCATATCACTTAAACCTTGTCGGTCGCGGATTTGAGCTTTCGTGTCAAACGCTGCAGGGCGTAATACAACCGGTAAACCTTTTGAGCCTTTAATCCAGTCGAGCGTTAAGCCTACTTGTTTTTTCACTGGGAAAAGTGCTTCCCCTAAATATGGAATGCGATTTGATAGTGCTTCATCTGCGTATGCTCCGACGTATGTCGGGCTTAATAATTCTTGTAATGTTTTCGCCATCTGTTAATGACCTCCTTGTTATTATGAGAATGCGATTAATTTAAGTGCTGTTTCCGCTGCAGCTGATGGAGCGGCAGGTAATTTGTTTTTATTAATGTAACCATGCGTTACAAGCGCACCGTTTTCGTTACCATACGTTACATCAACATCGTTTAAAATAACGCCTTTTGCAGTTGCATCATTTGCGGGCCAAATTGTTCCGGCTGGGATGATTTTCTTACCATCCGCTTCAACTACCGCTACACTAGTTGCATCAAATACAACTGATTCAGCTACGAACTCATTGTATTTAAGTACTGCATTACGTACGCCAATTGCGCTTTTAATCATTTTTGACATGTACTATTCCTCCTTGTTATTTGAACCAATGTGCTGCTGCTTTTTCAGCTGCGCCATCGTTCGTTTGATCTTTTGCTAAATCACGAGCAAAGTCCTCACCCTTACCACCGTTATTGCGTTCACTGGCACCACCGCTTCGGTCTGGATTACCACTGTTTTGGTCGTATACCGATTCAATTGCTGCGGAGCGGATTTCTTGCGCCGCATCAAGATACACTTGTACCATTTCGAGCGTTGTCGCTTCATCTTCACCGATTAACTTTGCAAAAATCTTGTCCGGCACTACTGCTTTTTCAGCATTTAGCTTCTGTAGAGCAGTCGCTTCAAGCTCTTTACGTAAGCTCTTTGCATCACTCGCTGCAATTTGCTGTTTCAGCTTCTCGATTTCGATTTGCTCAGGTGTTTTGTCGGGATTACGCTTTTGCACTTCTGCATCGACTAAAGCATCTAAGTGATTCGTTTTCCACGTCTCAAGCGCTTTTGACTGATGCACATCTTTTTCGCTATCAATCACGCTCTTCACATCTTTATTAACTGCTTGCACCAACGCTACGTCTGTTTTTTCAATTGCTTTGTACAAAAATGCATCAACAGCCGCTTTGTCGCCACCTTCAATTAACGTTTTTAACTCTTCCAATGTGTATTTCATACGTTTCCTCCTGTTTGCCCTTTGAACGCTTGTCATGCCCTCAAAACGCATAATAAAAGCCGCTCCCAAAGGAACGACTTATGCTTGAATCAGCCGGTAGCTATTACCCTAACCATCTGACCACCTTTCGCAAGGGTGTTTCATGTGCCTTATCGCTTTTTAAGTCTGTTAGGCGTTCGACTAGACGTTATGGACCACCTTTTTTAGACAACCTGCTCATACGCGACTTTAGAAATACTAACGATACGATCTTTTGGAGCGGTGAATAGCACTGCACCACTCGCAGCACATAAGAAATATGCTCCATCACACAATTTAACCGCAGCCACTTCATGCACTTCTTCAGAATCCACAAAATTATCATTTTCGTACTCAATTACATAATCATGTAACAGTTTCTTTTTAGACTTAAACATTCTGTCACCACCTTTCAAAACATTCAATTAGTAATCCCTGTTAAGGACAGGCAATTAAAATAAGACTCCAACAATTCGAATCGGAGCATGTTTATGTTTACACTCGTCATCATAAGTATTTTTATAATACTCGATTTTCTTCTCGATATTTTCTGGCGGATTCACAATGATCTCCGGTAAATCATAGCCGTCCATATCAATAAGGACCTTCATATCCATCCCATGTGCAATACAATAGCGAGCATGCTCTTCTAGTATACGCATCGTCATATGTACAGGCTCATGCGCAGTAGAAGCATTGTCGTTTGGGATAGCTGTTAATGCTGTGAATATACTATTGAGCAATAGATTGACGCTTGTTTGAGGCCCTTTATCAAAAGAACCAGGTAACGCATTCAATGCTTGCTGCATGTAAAAAGACTTGAGGTTATTAATCACAGCTGCCACCTCCAGAACAATCATTGTTGTATGAAGAACTTTCGCATGATGACGAAGCAGTGTCTAGATAGTGATTAGGTGTAGTTGTTGCGGACTCCACCGCTCCGCTTCTTGCATCGCGCACCGTTAAAGTTAATCGCTTTTTCTTTGCGTTTGATTTCTTTCGTTTGAACTTTTCAAATAGACTCATTGTATATCCTCGCTTTCATGACTTTCATTACTATTCCGCCTTTCAAGCAAAGGCACCTGAAGCGGTTAATCTTTTAACACATTATCTTTGTTCATAGAAACCCACGTATCGAAGTCGCATATACCCTTAGAAGGGAATGCATCGCGGCACATTTCACTGTATGCCTCTATAAGCTTTTGAAATTCTATTGCTGTAAAACCTTTATCTAGATATTGAACTATTGCACGGTGCATATTGCGCTCTCTGCGTAGTTTATTCATCCTCGTTTCAAGGCTTTGTAATTTCTCTACTGCGATACGATAAACTCCTTCTTCAACTCTTTTATTCATACTATCCGCTCCTTTTATAGCTCCACATTCGGATAAATCGGTTGAAGCGGCACCTCGTAAACACTGTCCACTAAACCTTGGTGTTTTAGAATGAACCATACTGTTTCGCCATCTTTATACACTTCTGTATCAAGCGGCATATCATCGATAAAACCTCTGATACCGCGCTGATGAACCTCTGCACTTTCCAAGACTTTTTGATTTTCTGCATATTCACGCTTCATAAGCATTGCAAATTTTACATGCAGCATTTTTTCAATAGCGTCTTTGTCGTTAAGTGTACAAACAGGTTCTTTTATCGAACGTATAATATCCGCTCTTTCGTCAACTGTTATTTTTCCAGCTCTAAGCTTTTCGTTTTTCTGAAACTCTTCAACTTGCTTTTGCATCCTTTCTGATGAAGTGATTTCATATTCGTTGGAGCGGGCTTCTCTGCAACGCAGGCATACACTTTCAACGCCATTGCCAGTATTTAACGCAACATGGTCGTATAACCCTGTATGAGTGCATTCTGCTTTTAACATAGCTTTGATTTCTTCTGGCGTGCCCTCGTATTCATTAATCACATCACCTATAATTTGTCTGTAAATCATTTTCATCACTCCAAACTCATTGTTTTGGTTAATCTACGTATAAAACACTTCTACAAAACGCCCTTCAATGAACATAGCGTGTAGATTATATTTAGCTGAAATTGTTTCGATGTGTATGTCTATATTTAAGTCACGTAATGCCATGTACCCCGCTCCAATCTCACAATCTCATTATTCCGCTGCATCTACACGTTCTTTCCAGTACCATTCCAATTCAAGCGGCATCTCGTATTCTGTATCTTCGATAATAAGTTCACTTTTTCCAAGTGCGCATTTGTATATGACGCCCACCCGCAATACAGGACGTGTCATGCCGTCTGCACCTTTGTGATAGCGTACTTCAACGTACTCGTCATGAAACATTCGTAGAAAGTCCTCACACATTTCAATAGGCGCTTGCCACAACTTCGATACATACAATAAAAATTCGGGGTTAAATTCAATCTTATTATCAAGCCCCATAAGACTCACTCCCTCGTCTATCGTCACTGCAACAGCCCTAACACCATAGATACTAGGCTTCTTAAATTCCGCTTCAGTTGTTTTCATCATTTACCAACTCCTTCGGTACCATCCTTATGCTATAGCTTTGTAATACCATTCCAGTCTAGGTAAAAATGTTATTCCTTGAATACCCATATACCGTTCATGCGCCATCAACCCTTTAATATGCAATACGTATTTATGTTGACTAACACGTTTCGGTTCATCGCCAAGCGCTTTAACTTCTTCTGGTGGCGACGCAAAGATTTCGTATCTATCGGGATACGACTCTAAAAAACTACGTACATATTCTTTTTTGCAACCGTATTGCTTACTTAGAAAGCTAATAAGAAGCGGGTTGAAAGTTATAATATTAGACATTATCGCCGCTCCTATGCTAAGAATTTTTCAATCAGTGCTAAAAACTCAAACACTACCAACATATCTGCCGCGCTTTCGAAAGCCATTACTTTTTCGTTCAGTTCAATGGCATTCTTACTTTGAGGATGAATCAAGCCGTTGCCCTCGTAATAAACCGTTGTCGTTATATCTAAGTCATCGTTATTAGTGAAGTTCGTCTCAACGCATCCTTCATGGCAAATTTTAATTGTAGCTTCGATATTGTTTTTGAGTTGCAGTACAGCGCCTTTTTTAATGTCGTAGATACTAGTCATCTTCATCATCGCTCCTTATCTTTCAATAAACATGTACGAATAGCGCTAAAATTAGCAGCCATAAAATGAAATGAGAGGAGCGGCACGTTGTAGTATTTGCTGTAGTACTGCATCCGCTTCTTGTGATAGCGCTCTTTCGCAATAGAATCATGTAACAAGTTCACGTTTAGTCACCACCGTAGCTAGTGTCGCTATTTCTTCGCGAATCTTTATGCCTGAATCCGCTTCATGTCGCATAATTAAGTCCTTGAATTCTTGTATATATCTTTGAGCAACAATTGCGTCGAATATCACCGCTTCATGTACTGTGAAAAAATCTTTAGAGTAAATGTTACTCAGGTTACCGAGAATGAATCTAGCGGCCATTAACACATCTTCGTATTCGGAGCGGGTTAAATGCTCTGCAATAGCTTTAAAATCAAAAATTTCCAAAACTACTGCTCCAGTTCTCGGCTCGAATCGTATTTTTATTTCTTCGTACTTCTCGAGCAGATCTCGCACACGCACATAATTCGCATAGCGTGTACTTTTGATAAATGATGGTGCCTCTGTAGTTGCCGCAGCTGAGGAATTTGTAGCCTCGACTGCTGTTTTTTTCTTTGTTACAAAAGCTTTTAGTTTTTTGAGCATATTGCCACTCCAATTCTTTATTGAGCTGTTGCTTCCGCTTCAACCCTAAGATAATGCTACATGACTACTTTCTTTTTTACTCACCTGTTCAGATGTCTTGCTGTAACTTCTGATACTCGTTGAAAGTCCGCTTCGCAAGGCTTTTCTCTGTCGGAGCGGTCACATTTTCAATCGAATACACTAATAAGCATCTGCAATTGTAATCAAGTGCTGGAGCGCCGAAGCCTGTTGGTATGAGCGCTGTAAACCCTAGCAATTCGAATAACGCATCAACTGCAATAGTTTCGTTATGTAGCAACTTGTGAGCACCCCGCACACGGTCATCTTTCATCGTGGTCCATCTTTTCATCATAACGATGCCACCAGTTTCCGCTTGTGATGCAACATCAAAAGTAGCTTGTTCACGAACACGCCTTACTTCTGCGCGTGCGGCAGCTCTTGTGCGCGCCTTATCACCTTCGAACACCTTTGTAAGTTCTTGCGACATATCATGATACGTTGCTCCGCTTCGCAAAGCCTTGTTGACGGACTTTTTCATATCCTCAGCCAATGCTTTGCGTTGCCACTCAATACGACTCTCTGCTTTTTCGCCAGTAGTTGCATTGGCAAGCGCCCGTTTCGAACGTTCTACTTGTGTTAATGATTTTTTGAAGCTTGCACGTGCTTCTGATTCAATCGCCCAAGACATCCAGTCATAACTATGCTCATATGACTCGTTTAAAAGGTCCACAAAGGCTTTTTGTTTTCGCTTGCTCATTATGTCTACATGCCCCATTAAAGAGCGTTGGAATTTATCTAAACGACGGAAGCGGTACATATCCTCACGAGTTAGCTTGCCATCACGTTCATATTTGCCGTATATTTCGCCAACTTCTTGCATGACGTCACCTAAAAATTCCTTATGAATCTTATTTAATTCTCGGTCAAAGTAGGCTGTCCGCTTCGCTGACCATTTAATTAGCACATGATGATACCGTTCTAAACTTGTTCCCACGTACAACCCCTCCTTCCTGTTATGTATGAAGCGGCCTACTCAGCCGCTTTGTCTTTGTCTTGCGAATCTTTGCTTTCGTCGTCTGTAAAAGGACTCTGAATTTCTTCAAACATAGCTGATTCTTTTTTCATTTCTTCAATTTCATAGTCAACATCGTCAACAATTGGTAATGCAGCAAGACGCGTCCGCTCTGATACCGCTCCTTGTAGAGAAACAGTTGTCTGCGCCTCAGTTAATAAGTCCAGTGGAATATTCCTCGTGAATGTCGTGAACACTTGCAAGTAATCCTCTGTGCCTATGCTATGACGCTTAGACCACGACGAGCAAAGCACTTTCATTTGATATCGTAATGCCGAAGCGGTTTTCCGCTCCATAGTCATGCATTTAGATTCTAACGCGGTTAGCTTGTATTTAAGCGCTACTCCTGTAATTTGAGTGCCGAATGTGCCGTCGCCAAAATTGACCGAGCTTGCCAGTCGCAAGATGTTTTCTTCTAGTCGATCTAGGTGATGCTCAATCAAGTTGTCGTTAATATCTTTTGTAAGATATTTGACATCATCTGTCTCGTTGAAAAGATTAAACACACCATTGTGCTTCAATTCTTCTCTCGCTTCGTCTGATAAGCCCATACCGCGCAGCACTAAGTAAGCAAGGCGGTACTGCTCAATTTCGTTGCTGGCATCAGAGAATGTGCGGTCATATGCATCAATGAGGTTATAAACCTTCTCGGCATCTCCCTTTAGCTCCTCGTTATTAGGCAACCCGAATAGTGGACAATAATCGAACATATGCAGCTTCGTATCAACTAATGTATAATCACTGCTTTTAGCCGCTTCGAAGCGGTACATATGCTTTGCATCATAAAAACACGCTACAAGGACTGTTTCGCCATCGTAACGTGTTTGTGAGTAGTATCGTAATGCGTAAGTAGGTTCCGCGATATTTCCTGTCTCAGAAAGTATAAAGACTTCCCACGGTTCAACATTCATTACGCGTTCATTCTTTTCTTTGTCGATGAAGCATAAACGGGCACCGTAACCGCAAATGGCAGCTTTTTTACCCCACTCGCTGTCCTTATCTTCTACAGAATTTCGAAGGTTAAACGTTTTTAGTAGGTCTTTTAGCGTTTCGTAAGAAGCGGCCACTTTGTCTACATCATACGTAATCGGGATTCCGAACATATAACCGACTTTTGTATTCACGATTTCTGAATCGAATGTGTTGTTGAGTGTGTTGTTAACCATTGTATCGACACGTTGTATATGCTCAGCGTTATAAGCTTCGCCGCCTTGCATCAGCTGCCTAGTTAATATAGGCACCGCTTCTACCTCTGCAGCGTAGCGGTCATACTGTGCTTTCATCCTCTTGCGCTGTGTATCATGCGCACTAATCATCGCTTGAATAATTTCCGGTGTCGGTCCGCCCTCATACTCAATCCAACCAATAAAGTCTCTCATGTTTCACCTCCAAATTAAAAAATCCGCTTATGGAGCGGTTATTTTGCGTTATGCCCTTTAAGCGTAGCAACTTCGTAATCGTCTAATGCGTACCACATAGCACTGCTTTTTTTGTTATCGTAAAGGCTCTTTATCCTCTACTTCTTACACTTACTATTCGTGTAAGTTCGGACTATCTTTTAATTCATTGTAATCAAGTGGATATATTCTATATTTTTTCTTCACTAACCACTTTCCTTGAATAGCGTTAGTTACATTTACTTTGTTGTCGAAAAATTCTCTAGCTCTGCGATTGTTAGCGAAATATTTTTTTTCGCCAGTTATAACATTTTCAATTACAACTGATTGATAACTCGATTCTTCAATTATTTTCGCAATATTTACTTCTTTGATGGGTTTATTTAAGAAGTAATACTCTTTGATTCGTTTATTCCTATTGTGTGTTTCTGAATACCCTAGAGTTTGCAAAGTTGCTTGATTCATTCCTTGAAAGGTCCCAACTAAATTAAGCATGAAATCGTACACGTAAATTAACTCTGTTCGGTTTTCAACACCTCTTTTAACTCCCGAACCATGACGGACATTTTCTAATCTCGTCGTCCATTCTAAGTTACCTTTCGCGTTATTGCTTTTATCTTCATCGATATGATTAACCTCATTAGCGCCGTCTTTTTTAGGTAAAAACGCTAACGCTACCAGCCTATGAATATATGCTTTTTTCCATTTACGTTGGTTCTTTAATTTCAAAGAAACTAACAAATAACCTTTACCGTTGTCTCCCGGCTTCAAAAACCCTTTTTTACTTTCTGAATAAACGTGTCCTTCTTCGTCAATTGTGTAAATGTCTAACACTTCTTCAAACCCTTTTAACAAGTTTATTTGTTTTGTTTTCATATCTATCACCTCGTAGATATTATACCATACCAAATACCATAAGTTAAAGGAAGTCTACAACAAATCTCGCGGTCTCGTGGACGTATTATATTCTCTAATGATGAGTTTCAACGTCTAGTCTCTGCCCCTCGCACATTTTTTAATTGTGCGTTCGGTTCGGATTGGCATTTCAGCGTTCCCGTTTAGTGCCGCGATTTATACACGTCCAGTTATGCCACCAACGTGTGTGGATCTATATTGAATTCATCTTCGATAATTTTTCCTGTTTTCTTATCTACAGCAAAAGTTAAGTTTTTCAGTTCGCGAATAGTATTTTTGCAATCTGTTGAGCAGAATATTTTCTTGAACCGTTTAAACTTTTTAGTGTTTTGCAAGCGAGAGCCAGGTCCTTTTTTAGCTGGGAACATGCGGAAATGTTGTTGCTGGAAGAATGCAATCGTTTTAGCCTCCGCATTATCTGCTTTGATAACTAGCTTTTTATAAGGTAATAGTGCTTTTGCTAATTCTGCATCCGATTCGCCACGATTATAGTGCTCCTTAATGATGTATAGATGCTTTTTGTCATGGTCAATGACAAGGCGCACAAATGCGTTGTACGACTCTACGAAACCGAAATCAAGCCCGTTTTTGTATAGAGGCTTTGGTATCTTAGCAATCATTTTGTCGATTTCAGCCGCTTCAACTACCTCAAATTGCGGTAATACCCGCTTACCATTAATACCGAAGCGGCCTTTTCGAGCGACGCGATACAAATCAGGATCATACTCTTTCATTTCTTCGAGCTGCTCGATGTAGGACTGCGGTAAGTGTTTATTGTCATCAGCAACCGAATGATGATAATACGTATCACCGACTCGAACAATCCGCTCCTCATACAACTTTTCGTCATCTAAGACAACTCGTTCGTTTTCCTCGTCTTTGAAAAAGTGAAGAAACGTCCAATTATCCTCTGACACTGGATTGGTTGAAAGTATCATGTATAGCTTCAATGTTGGATGACGTAGGCGGCCAAGTAATTCCTTGAAACCTGCATACTTAACTTCCGAGCACTCTTCTAGCCACACAAGCGAGATACCATTCACAGACTTCAATTTCTCTGGCTTATCCATCCCTTTGAAGATGATACGAGAACCGTTCCAGAAGCGGATTTCGTAAGGACTTTCTTTTGTGCGGATTTTGTTACGTTTAATTCGTCTGCCGCCACTATCATCTAACAGGCCCATTTCTTCGATAATCTCCGAAAACAAAGAAAACGTAGAGTCCTTGTGTGTGTCGTAAACTTCACGAATCACAAGAGCTTTACGTTTTTCTTTGTACAGCATTGAAATAATTTTGCACGCGACGTGGTAGGACTTACTAGAACCATACCCACCGACTAAAAACTGAAATTTAGCATCCCTTTCAGCCATGAAGTCTTTAAAGTGAGGATTGATGCTTTTTTTAACGGTTACTTCTGTCATCCTCTCACCTCTATTCAAATAACAAGTTGACTGTAGTCGCTTGTTCAAGACCACCTTCAACGCCAGTACGATCTTCAATTTCTATTTTTGTCTTCTCAATGTTTACGCGCTCACGTTCCACTTTAAGCTGCTTCAACTCCGCTTCTTCCAGTAGATCCATATACTTCGTCAAGAAATCGAGTGCTTTCATCTTGTCAGCAAGCTTAACGGTCACGCCGTCTTTGCCCTCTTTGATTTCTGTCACGATAGATGTGTCTATATTCGAAGCGGATTTCAAGTGAACGTAGTTCACGTCGATTTCTTTGTCCTCAAATACTTTTTTATCGTTTGCATCACGTCCAACAAATACATCTGGAATCAAACGTTTCTCGGTGCCCCATGCCACATAGTCAGATATATCTGCAAATGCGATATCAATCCACTTCTGCAGCACTGCGCGTGACTCAATCATGATGCCATCTGCAATGTCTTGTTTGATTGCGCTGATTTCCACGCGTATCTTATCATTCCTCAGCAAGCGACTGCCATTGGACATCGCCTGCATGTAGTCGCAGTCATAAACCTTTTGATAAGCTTTCGTGGCATTCCAATACTTTGTGTAATAACGACAAAAAAGCCACTGTTTATCGGTTAAATCACTGTTTTCATTACTCAGTGATTCTTCTACGATAGACAGCCGCTCCCTAGTCGATTCTTCTGTATGTGTCTGCTTCTTTTTTGTGTGCACACCTTTTTCTTTTGTGTGCACACTTTTTTTATCCGCTTCCTCATTGGTTTTATTCCATTTGCGTGTTTTCCACGACTTCACTGTATTGATTGTGACATCGTATTTTTTAGCGATATCTTTGTACTTCATGCCATTGTCATAATCGACTTTAGCAAGTTCATATTTTTCAGCCACTCATGTTTCACCACCTCTTTCCTTCCTAGCGCCAGTAGTCAGCTATCTTTACCAGCGCTCTTTTTAAATCTATATAGACTAACTAGTTCTAATATTTAATCGTTACTACCGCACATGGCTCGACTGCATAGTATTTGTGCATAATTAAATCGACCACTTGTGCGTCGTCTATCCACATCATGCCTGTCAAAGCGTCCTTAATGCCTTTTGCAAGGTTGTCCAAATCTGGCTTAACCGTCGGACGTACACGATGCGCTAACTTATCCGCCTTTAGTTGTTTACTGCCGCTCTGTTGCAACTTGTGAAATACATCGATATGCAACTCAATCGCTGAGTCAATCAGTTGCTCAGGTGCATAACGTGCAGCGCATTTCTGTACGTGTGCTTTATAATTCCGAGACTTTTTATCGTCATATGTGCGTACATGACCATTTTGACGTGAAAAGCGTGGACGTTGTTGTGCTTGTACTGCGCCTGGTATTGTAAATTTGATTTCGTTCATGTGATCCGCTCCTTTCGTTTTAATCCATAATAAAAAGCACCTACCTAAGTAGATGCTCCCAAATAAGATAATTAATTATCTCGGTGATAACTTAACGATATGTTTTGTGAAGATAACACCATTTTGTTTTCCATCTTCTCCAGCAACCGTAATAGAACCAGCTTTGAATTCTCCGGTATTTTCGTCTAACAATTCATTTATTACGTATTCTAATTCTAAATCTAGAGTCACGACCGAATTATCTGTTAAATGTACTAAAGTTTTAGCCATACTTCTCACCTCCTGTTCCAATATAACATCTCATAGGAGCGGCGGTATATCAACTAACTATGAAGTTTATTAAAAATACTGGTAAAAAATTACACCTTCACAGTACTCAAAACAATATACGTAGCACGAATCACGTCATCACCTTGCGTATATTCATAATGACGATGCTTTTCAAATCTCGGCACTTCATCTTGGAAACCAACATCAATATTATTTGCGCATGCAATATGCTGCTCGAAATCTTTTGTATTCACTGTCACGAAAATTAAATTCGGTATCTCTACGTCATCATCACGCAATACATAAACAGCAACGCCATTCACATATGTAATGCGTTGATCATTAAGCTCTATCTCTTTACCTTTGAAGATGATTTTCATGTGATCCGCTCCTTTATGCAAAATAAAAAGCACCTACAGTGTAGATGCCATTTGAATGTCTTTTAAATTATTATGTATACCGCTCCTGGACAAGAAGCGGCTTGAGAGGTGCAGTCATGGGTAACCGCAGTATAGCGCCTGCTTATGCATACTGTTTATTTGATGGCGCTAGTATATGTATGTGCCGCGTATAGCGGCACTTGATGATATAGTCGCTTAACATGTTTGCCCTGAACAGCAATTGTGAGTAGTGCACAGGTAACTCTCCTTGTCGAAGCGGCCATAAATGATTGCGTGCTTGCTCACGCATGAGAAAATGTTGCTCTCACTTATAAAGACTTTGTACGGCAATGTACGGCAAGAATCAAGAAATTTGTTTAGCTCGGCTACAGCGCAATGCTTCTGCCATCTTGCGTTTAGCACGCTCTACATATGATTGTACTGTGCTACGCCCTACACCTATTTCATCCGCAATTTGTTGGAATGTCTTTTGTTCGACTGTACGAGCAATGAAACAATCTCGTTCACGTCTACTCCATGAAGCGAATATCTTAGCTAATTGTTTCTTCTCAAGCTCCGTTAGGTGCAGCTCTTTCGTATTAATATCATAGATTTGTTCAGCGATATCCGGAATAACATCAAGCGATTCAAAAAACTGACGCTGGTACACAGCATGTTTATCCGCTCCGCGTTGCAAATCGGGGTTACGGCCTTTTTCCATCCAATCCATCGCAAATACCATTGAGTTCTCCATGCTGTTGAGGATTGATTTCTTATCTTGAAGCGGTTTAGAAAAAACAGGTTCGTCGCTATTCCTTAATCGTTTATCTTGCGCAGCAGTTATTTTTTGTTGAGCACGTAAGTCACTTAGACTACGATCATACTCTTCCAGTAACTTATCTGCCCAATTTTCTAACTCTTTACTTGTATATTCTCGTTCTTCTATCATCGTCATTACCACGGCACCTCTTTATTTTTGTTTGATTACACCTTTTTGTTTTGTATAGCGTGGGCGTCTTATCCCCATAAGTTCCTCGATGTCTGCTTTTGACAATCGCTCTGAGCGTGTTTTCCACTCCGTAGGAAGCTTTTTCCGCTTTTTGCTAGTCTTTGTGTCATTGTCGTGTTGCAAAAGGTTGTGGCGTTTAATTTCGTCTTTTAGTGTACGCATTCGTTTCACTCCTTTTTCGGCAAATAAAAAAGGGAGCACCAAACAAACTCATAGCATATGCTACAAATTCGTTTGGCGCTCCCTGGTTTTTCCTGGTAAGCTTTATTCGATTAAATTACTTATTTCATACATTACTACAATTTTTGAGTAAAATAAACATTATTTTGTACTATTTTGCTGTTTTGCCATACAATTTCTTGTTTACCGAACCCCGTCGAAGGGGAATCTAATCTTGTAAGACGACCGTTAATTACAGCATATACAGCGTTTTCCTCGACTGTTTGCGTGATTGTATGTTGTTGCTCATTATTCATGTATGTAACTCCCCTTTGTCGTGGTATACTTGATGTGCGAAAATCATAATATACCTCGTAAGAGGAGTTGAGCGTTTGTAGTTGCTGCTACAGACGCTTTTTTCATTTATTTGCCCGCATGTTGGGCATGTCGTACATGTTTCATATAACGAAGCTGTTGCTCAACGTATGGATCATCTTCTTTGCCGCCACTTGATGCCCAATCTGTTAGGCGTTGTTGTACGTCTTTTAAGACTGGAAGCGGCATTTCAGAAATTAGTTCTTCGATTTGCTCCATCGCTGTTTTAGTTGTCATTGTCGTTCACCTCTAATAGTTCGATTTTTTTCAAATACATTGCCGACGATAGGTACGTTTTGTACATTGTAATCGTGCATTGGTTCGCTATAAGAGAAACTATAAGAGAAACCTTCGACTTCCAAAACGTACATCATTTTTTCATCATCCCATTCAACGACATGTAAATGCCCGCCGTCTAATACATCGCCGTCATAAATCTCAACGCCATTTACATCTTTTAGACCTGTGTATTGACCTAGAGTATTCAATTTAATAATCACTGGATTCGATGTACCTTCATACATCACATGAAATCCATCTACAAAAGCGTAATGACCATACACCCAACTATCAGTTGTCGCTGTTTTTGCTCTAAACTTAATCTCACGCATTCCCTTTCCACAACCTTTCCCTTATAACCTTCAATTTTTCTGTCATTGCCCTAAAACCTCCCTAAGATTTCTAAAACTTCTTGCCCGAAATCAAAACTGTCAGTTTCTCCATCCTCTACATGAGTCGCTGCAGCGTGAAGCTTTTGTATTTGTTTTTCATAAATACGTAGCCGGTCATTTTCCTTTTTAACAAGCGATAGTTCATTTTCCGCAGCAACTACCGAATCAGTGTGCGGACTTTTAATGCCAATAACTACGTAATTATCTTTTTGTGCATAATCCGTAATGTAAGTTACTTGCATCAGAACGCTATTGCTTGTGAAGTTTCCATCATTCCATTCTTTCAGCTCTAGCAAATCCCCCACTTGATAGCCACGGTCGTTCTTACGAATTTCGAACGTTTTCAACCCAGCTTTCACTTGGCAGAAATACTCTGGCAGTATTTTAAGTTCGTGTTTAATCATTTTCATCACCACCTAGCGCCATCGTGCCCTCTAACGCATCTTCAACGATTTGGAAAATCTCTTGCGACGTTAAAATGCCTATGTCGTCATAAATCTTTTCTAATGCATTTTGGAATTTATCTGCTTTTTCGCCCTCTGATTCGAGTGCTTTTGATGAAACTTTCAAATGAAATTCCAATGCATCACGTTCCTTTTGCAATCGCTCAACCTCTGCGATAAGTTTTGGTACATCTTCCGTTGTGATACATTCAGCATATTCATTTTTGTCCGCTTGGTTTTCAGCTTCTAGCCACCACCGATAACCTTTTTTAATCGTTTCTAGCTGTTCTTTATTCATCTTAAAACCTCCATTTTCTGTAGTGCATTAAATGTACCGCTCGTATAAATCTCAGCCGCTCCGAGCGCAACAACCGCCCAATGCGGTCCATCAAGCATTTGCTCATACGCCCGTAAGTTGCTTTGCTCTACACCGAGACGGTACGATAGCGCGATACCCAGCAGCGCATTAAATGTATCGCTTTGCCCATCAGCAAATTGCTCATCTAGTAACCAGCTATCGTATACCGAAAGTGCCCCGGACACTTTTTCGTACACTTCTGGCACCGCTGTGATATACGCAACGATTAAATCTGAGTCCGTCATGATGTCAAACTTGTATTGCTCTGTGATAGCCGCAAAGTTTTGTTCATGTTGTTCATTTAAAAACATTAGACGCCCGCTTCCTGCATCCACCTCTTCCATTTCTTGTTCCATGTATGCGTCGTACATTTCATCTTCGTTCATTCCTATACCTCCATCTTATTTAGCTGTATTGTTTTGCGTCCAAATAGCCAATTTTCACGGCAAAGTCGCGTACCTGCTGCATTGAATCGTCATCATATCCCCAATGCGGACAAAATAGACCACCATAACCATTTTTGCCATTTGTGTAATCTCCTGTACGAATCCACTCCGCAAAATCCATCACAAGTGCCTGTAGCGTGCCCCCACCGCTGAAACCGTAACTTTTGTACATCGCTTTTGTTCCTTTAAGTTCTTGCTTCGTGTAGTAATCACGATAGTAAACGTGGTTATTCGCTTTAATAACGAATTTTGATACCTCTCCATCTTTCTGATTGAGTAAAAATTTACGACCATTCGATGCAATAACAACGAGTAATTCGTTTATTTTTTCTAAACGTTCTTGTTTAGTCACTGTTTACACTCCTCTCCAATTTCATCTTTATCCATTGGATCTGTTAATTTCTTCGAGTAATAAATTTCCGCATTTAATTGTGATACCCGAGCGTTAGCCTGCATTAAATCAGAACGTAAATTACTGATTTGTCGCTCGTAATTATTAATCACTTTATCGCTGCCAGTTGCGTACAGCTTATTTGCATCCCTAGCCAATGACCGCACCATCGACAACATAAGCGCATCATGTTCGACTTGGAGCGCCTGCTTTTTCGGCTTTTTAATGCAGTTACGATATACATAAACCCCTATATGATTCGGTATTTCATCTTTTACTTTTTCATACAATTCATGCGTCATAACAAAGTAATTGTAATGCCCGATAAACGTTTTCTTTGCCTTGCTCCTAAAATCTGAAACCGAGCACTTCACTTCATAACAGCGCCAAATACCTTTCGAATCCACAGTCATGTAATCAACACGTTCTTTTCCGTTAGCGCCAATTGTTACCTCCATGCAACCCCATACACCGATTTTGTTAGTCGCGATCCGAATAGCATGTTCTAAATCGTTCGTGACGGTAGTTTTAACCATTATCGAACCTCCTCTGGATCATCGATAAAATCGAAAATCGTCATTTGATTACGTTCCCATTCTTCTTTAAGGAACTTTTTATAACAACGGCGACCATAACCAATCGGCGTCCACTTTGTATCTTTTAACTTCCTGCCGCATCGCTGGCATACAATCCCTTTAGCGAGCTGTATATCACGAAAGCGCTCATAAAATGTATGTGTGATGAAAATCTTGTGCTCAGCATCGTCATATACATCAAATAGCTTCATTTCGTTATCCCATCGCAAATATTTGATAGCGCCATTCTTTAACGATTCATCATTTAATAAAAAGTGCGTTAAATCTTGTTGCACTTTCGCGACGTAATGCTCGTGATGTACTAATTCGTTTTTACGCATAGTGCCGCTCCTTACTCCATCCCACCCACCCATTTATTCAACTATTCATTTCTTGGCCACATATGCCGGTCAAAATAAGCTCAATTGCTTGGGCTCCGACTCTCGCTCGGTTTCAGCTGCGCCTACTGCAACCGGCACATCAAACAAACTCTTACGATAGAGGCCGAAAAACGAGCGCGGTGTATCGAATTTGCTAGCGTAGTAGTGCGTCTTGCTATGCTCAAACAAGTAATACTGTTGCCCAGCGACTAAATTGCTAGACGCGCCATCTTTAATGCAGATACCTTGCATACAGCGTCACCCCTTTTCAAGACTTGTTGTAAAGTGGGCCAGAAGCGGTTGTACAATACTTTTTAGTGTTTCAAATTCAGCGGATATATCGTTTTGTGATGTAGAAGCGGATTGATTTCTCAAAGCTGTTAACTCTTCTTGCATTTTTTCCTTCTCGGCATCGCTTTTTACGATGTGATCCGTTAGCTTGCGCACGGTTTCTTCTAAAAACTTCACATGCTCCTCACGTTCTGCTTTTTCGCGAAGGAACGATTCCAACGTATCGTTAGCCGTTGTTTTCTCTACTGTTGCTGTGTCCATCATTTCATCCCCTAATAGTTTCTTTTTGATTGTTCGGTACCTAGTCATTGAAATTCCCAAATAAAAGGCGGCAGCACCATCTGGTTGAGTAAATCCTCGCGAAGCTCTATGCAACATTTCATAGTCAATGCTTGCAAGGAACTGCACCTCTTCCGTTCTGGCCGCTTCAATCATTTTTTTACGCCGTTTCTTCGTACCAAGAATCGCTCTACACTTTTCAAGCTCTTGTTCTGCTTTCTTAAATGCCTTGTCATTCCCTTGAAGCAAAGCGTTTGTGCGTATCGCTTTCAGCTTTCGCATACGTTTTTTTGTGGCACTTACAACAGGCGAACCCATCGTTTACATCCATTCATGCCATTTATCTAAAATTCTGTACCCATCGAGTTGGAGGCTCATTACGTCCACATCGTGCTCCGATACTTCGGTAATCTCACGGCCCTTCTTCACCCTGTAAAATACAACCGGTGTTTTTGGAAGCCTTGTAGGACGCTGTGTTTGCTTGTGTATGTCCTTGCGCTGTTTAGTAGTTGTGCGGCAAATATTACGGTGGTTATAGCGGCGTTTGCAGCTATGCTGTGTGACGGCAATGCCATGTTTGTTCTCGTCGTTTCGCATCTTCTCTCTCCTTCTCACGCGCCTTATCTTTTTCAATAAGGAATAATTGTTCTGAAATTTCTGACTTTAAAACTTGTAGCGACTCCTGCAATTGCTTCATTTGCTTTTTTAACTGCATCACTTCGCACCGACTAACGCCATGAATAATTCTTTATCTCGCGCATCAAGTGCAGCGTCAATCGCATGCTGTCGCGCAATATCTTCTGCTACTTCGAGTACTTCGGTGCAATCAAGCGATTTTGCTATCTCAGCGTCCTCCTGAGCGATTGTTTTATCACTTGTGGCTGTTTTACTATGACTATCTAAAAAGTCGTTTAAATTAGCCCTTGCGACCTCTGTAATACTTGCTTCAATCTCTTCGTGCGTTTTCGTATGATGCAACGTGCGGTACCGAATAAATTCTTGCAAGCAGAGTTTTACGGCAAGTGCCACATCATGCCCTGGTCCAACGGTGATTTTATTGCCGCCAAGATCGATGTAGCAAATCTCAAACTTGTAGGCATTTGCTCGTACTGTAAAACCTTGATACGACATTTCTTTTCGTAATGTCACAATATATGTGCGGTCTGCTGTGACGTTAAATGCAATTGCGTTTAATGCGTCTGTACCGCCGTAGAATTTTAATTTCATATTCTTTTTTCTCTCCCCTGATTTACTTGAACAATTTACGCATGCGCCAATTCAACATGACATCTTCTTCGATTTGCATCGTGTAGTCTCCACACATTTCAAACAATCGGCTTCCTAGTGCCTCGTTAATAGACAGCAGCGTGCCAAAATCCAGCTCACTTGATAGCAAAATCGGTTTATTGTTGAGATAGCGATAATTGATAATGGCTTGCATCACCTTTTGCTCAAATGGTGTAGCGCGCGGAACTTGAATCATGTTGCCCTCGCGATCTTCTTTGCTTGCCGGTTTAAATAAATCATCGATGAACAACACTTCTGCTTGCTGCGCCTTTTTGATAATGGTGTCTTTATGCTCGTAATTGTTTGCGCTCATGGATTCTGTCATTTCGACGAATGGAAAATACATGACCGGTACAAAGCACTCTCGCATGAGCCCATTTGATACAGCGGATAACAAATGGGTTTTGCCGCAGCCAACTTGGCCAACAAATGCGATGCTATTTTCACGTGTGCTACGGATGTCTTTAAAGTGCTTGTAGTAATCCACTGCAAGGCTTCGCATTTCTTTACGAACGTCGTTGTCCGTTTGATAATTTTTAAAGCCCATCTTTTGAAACTCTGCGGTAATTTCAGAAGCGGCTACAATACGCTCAATCTTGCGTTGAATAGCGCAGGTACATTCCACCCACACTTCCTCGTCACGAATCACTTGACCGTTTCCAAATACGTCCGCTTCACGCATTTCCGTCCATCCACCTTGGTCTTTGCACTTATCGCATTTGTGAGTTGTAATTGGCAAGTCCAGGGTACTTTGTTTGTTTTTTAGTTCTGCTAGTACTTCTTCGATTGTTTTGACCATGTTGCTCACGCTCCTTTTGTTGTAAATAGTTTTGCAAGTCTATCGCTGTATGAATATTTTCAGCAGCCCAATTTTTAAGGATTTTGCTAATTAAGCGTAAAGGCTTCTTCACATTCTGATTACTACGTGCTTCTTTAATAGCTTCGATAATGAGATCTTTTTTATAGTTATCCACCATGTCACCTAAATCCTCTTGATCAAATCCCCCACTAACTAACCCGAAATTCTGTTCATAGATACGAAGAACTTCTGCAAAATCAGTATCTATTGATAAACCATGCTCGTTTGTATGTTTGTTACTATTATTCTCTTTGTTATTAATAGAGCTGTTAATATTAATACTGTTACTATTAGTCCCTACGTTTTGTTTGCCTACGTTTTGTTCACCTACGTTTTGGTAGGCTAACGATTCGTATGCATACGAATTGACCGTATACGGAATTTGTTGTTTGAGAATGTATATATTATTTGAAAAACCATTTCCATCATCTTTGCGATTACGCTTTATTTCGATATAACCTTTATCAATCAATAATTTACGATGTTTCGTAAAGCGTTTTTCGGATATGTTTAATTCACTGCATATTAAACTCACGCTAGGAAAAGATTGTTGTGCATTGCCAGCGAATGATGCCAAGTAGCCGTAAATAGCTTTCGCTTCAATTGTTAAATCTTTGTCCCGAGTCAAAAGTTTTGGAATCAAACCGTAACCATTTTCCAAAATCCCCTCGTACTTTACGCCTTGTATTTGATCCATGTTGCTAGTCCTCCTCTTGTTGTTGCATTGCTATACAAACTGTCGCAACTACTAATACACCTAAAGCGGTCATGAACCACAACAATAACTGTGGTGTACAAAGCGCAATCGTGCCTATCCCAACTGACGACATAGCTAGTAAGTAGCCTACGAAACTAATGTCTTCTGCGACATTCCCCGTCGCAAACATGCTGTGAATCGCTTTTAAGACTTTCATGTTTCAACACCCTTTCCACCTCGACGTTTAGTTCAGTTAAACGAGCGATAATTTCATCGAGATTTTTTTTAGTTTTTCGTGCATTTTCAAGCGATGTCGCAAGGTCTAGCACATTATTGTTAGTCATATCAGACACCACCCTGGCGTTGCTTAACCAGCCCGTCGAAATAGAACAATACAGCGCTCGTTTGTGCGAAAGTAAGCGCTTTTGTCGTGGTACCTTCCGGGATGTTACAAGCGCAGCAAGCAGACTCGAACGCTGTTTGCTGGTCCTCTGCTTTTTCGCCGGCGACCATTTTTAAAGCATTTTTAAGTTTTTGTTTTTGTTCGGTTGTAATCAACTTTTCGCCATCTGCGTTCACTTGATGTTGTTCTTGCTTTTGCTGTGGCGGTTGCTGTTGCTGCATAGGCGGCTGTTGATTACGATATTGTTGTTGCTGTTGCTGCATAGGTGGCTGTTGGTTACGATATTGCTGTTGTTGCGGTTGTTGATAATTCGATTGGTTATTGCGGTTGTAGTCAGGATCCTCGTTATCAGTTGGCAAGTTGAAGGACTTTATCAAGAAATACCGCTCCGCGTACGTTAATGCGCTACCTAATGCTTTTGCTACATCTTCATTAGCTGCGGCGTACATAAAAGGTACTTCCAAAGTTTCATTTGGATTATCAGCGTTTATCCATGTATATGTCATGCGACCATGCACTCTAAACTGCATCGTTTTTTTACCTTTAGCGCTAACTGTTTCTCCGCTCTCAACGTTTTGCGTGTCTATCTTAGGGAAAAGTAGTACACCATAGTCATTCATAGCTTGCTGTATACCAGCGAGAATTTGCGAACCTGTCACGTATGAGTAGTTATAGCCTTTCGCATCTTTGTGCAACGCAGGTATGCTTTTACGCACCTCTACAAGTTTTTGAAAAAGATTAAGCGTGCCAGCTGGTTGAACTTGCTCCGCATTGTTAACATCCATCATGTTTGCCCCCGTTCATTTTGTGGTATAATTTAGTAGTTGTTTTTTTACATATTGGCGAACAATTCGCCAGTTACTTAGACCGCTCTCTCAAAGCGGTCTTTTTTTATTCGTTGCAGCCGAGAAACATATCAACTGAGACGATATAAAAACCTTCAATTATCGTTAAAAATCCTTCAAGTTGAAAAATTTCTATAAGGTCTTTTGCAGGCCAACGATCTAACATTGTTCGAAGCTCTTTGTTGCCGAGTTCTTCCATGATTGCATCCTTTAACACGTGTTCTGGCACATCTGATGTGAATTCTTTATAGTACATGTGATAATGCTCAAGAATTCGCTCCTCAGTCCAATTGAACCGCATGTCTTGCTCCGTCTGCCAACCCTCGCGCTCCTTAATAGCAGCTAATCGAACGTCTAGTAACGTTTTAGCTGCTGTGTCAGCGACAGGCTCGTCAAGATTTTCGATGCGCTCAGTCGCAAAAGGAGCATAGTTAGCGAATGAAGCTTCGCGCTCTACTTGTAAACATTTAATGTTTTCCATATTTAAAACCACCTTTTTTATATTCGATGCCTTTAATGCATCGCTCAAAGTCCACAAAGACTCTCAGCGATGGATTAAACCATCTATTTAGTTATCAAAGAACAATTTGTAGCGAATTTGTTATAGCGGTCCGAATAAGTCGGGCAGCTAATGACAAGCGCGCTACGCCTGTCTGTCACTTTGCCGGTGAGTTTTTTATTTTTTAGTACATTACTTTAAAATCATTCATTACTTCTTCATATGCTTCTTCAAACCCCTTCGCGTTCCAGTGCCGCGGCCCGCCCTCCCCCAGCCTAAATTGATGCTGTAAAATTCGTGGATCTGAAAGAATTTTCTGTAGCGTGATATTTGAGTTAATTCCTGTGATGCGTTTGACATCTTTAATGTCGATCGATAGTACGCGTGGCACTGCAAGCTCTTGCAACTTATCATGCACAAGCTGAGCAACTAAGCTGTTTATATGATGTTCATCTAGCTGTATTTGAACGTTCATTAATTTCGAACCTCCCAACCACTATCCGTTGCACCTGCCGGCTGTGTATTGTAAGCTGCTATTTCAAATTTCATTGAAGCGCTTGGCTCCCAGAATCCCAACAGTTGAATACCTTCATCGAATTTTGTTGCTGGCAACTCTTTATAAGTTGAAATGCCAAAGTGGTTTTTAAAGTCACGCCATGCCGATTTAAAAGCTTTATTAGCAAGCATTTCGTATGCTGCACTTTTATAGCCGCCTAGCGAACTCATTACCTTTCGCTTAACGATATCTTGTAGTTGTTTTTCTTGATATGTGTTGATACGCATGTTGTCTTTTAAGAAATCAACATCTTCTTTGATTTCAGCAACCTCTTTGCGCGTTTCAAGTGCAGCTGTGAGCGCAAGCTCTAGTGGATCTGTCGGTAAAGTATGTTGAATTACCTGCTCCATTTGGTTAAAGCGTTCGATGTATGCTACCGCGAACATTGTGCCTTTTGCGCCAGTCATGCGGGTAGAGTAAAGTTCACAACCTTTTTTAGTAAGTAAGAAACAAGGTTTTTCTCGGTTTAAAGAATCTTTGTAAGTTCCTTCCGCGAAATAGTTGCCCACAATTTTGTGGTCATCTCCTAAATGACTAATAATTGTTTCAATGTCGCGCAATACTTGGTCATGTCGACGTCCTACCATTTCTGCAACTTCTAATGAACTAATTACTTTACCTGTATGTGTTACTTGATTTGTCATAATAATTCCTCCTATTTTATACGTTTAACTCATATTATATTTTAAAAAAATAAAATACGTTTAACTCATATTAATATTTATGAAAAAAGTGTACCGATATCACTTTTATACAGCTGAGAGATTTTGAAAGCTACCGCCATAGTAGGATTCTGTTCCCCACTCTCATAACGAGAAATGTTTGCTTGAGAAACGCCTACAATTTCTGCTACTTCAACTTGACTTAATCGCGTATTTTTTCTTGCTGCGATTAATGCGTGACGTTTCTTGCTGATTGTTAATGTTGTCAAGTTCATCACCGCCTTTCAATTTTATACGTTGTTCTCATATTTCATACCCTTATAATATATACGTTTAACTCATAAGTCAACACTTTTATTAAAAAAAGTTAGAAAATGTAGTATATTTTATGAGTAAGGCTAATAAATTAAAGGTATATACCTATATAAGAGTTATAAGAGTGTATGCATATGGAATGAGGTGTTTAAAATGAAAAAAGTAACTTTCCCACAACGTTTAAAAGATTTACGCAAAGCGCATAAAATGACGCAAGCACAATTAGCAGATGAATTAGGTATTACGCAAGCGAATATCTCACGTTATGAAGCTGGTGAACATGGCCCAGACTTCGAGACGTTAATAAAATTATCAGAAATTTTTAGTGTGAATTTAGAAGAGCTTGTTTTTTCAGCAGGATTTTCGAAAGAGGAATTGGAGTTCATGATGGATGCAAACAAAATATCCGCTGATGAATTGCGTGACAAATATGAATTACTTGTCGACGGCATTCCAGCAACGGATCAGGAGATACAAGAAGCTATTAAAGCAATTCGCTTCAGCAGATTTGCTAATTAGTTTTTTCTTTCTTTTGTGGAGCACGTAAATCTAAGAATTTTCTTAGTTCAATGATTTTTTTAGATTTATTTTCTTTTGTTTTCATTTTACTTTTCATACTGTTGCCCCTTCTCGTGTAAATAGGACACTTCTATAGTCCTATTAAATTGTTATTAATTTTATTCTATGTATTATTTTTCAGCATTGCAAGCCAAAAAATGGCAATATACAGAAGAAAAATGTCGTTTTAATAGTTAATAAATACTATCTTAAAACACAAAATACATTTTATAGAAAATAATGGACAAATATAACATTTTCATACTTCTTTTGATAAAGAAATAAAAATTAAAAATTCAATGCCCTAAAAGAGGTGCAATATATGTATAAAGTCGGGAAATGCTTACTTCTCGACTTATTAAATAAACGTAGAATGACACAAAATGATTTAGCAATCGAACTGGGAGTGTCACGTCAACGTGTAAATGCGCTCGTACATAATCGCGCCGTAATGTCTTTTGAAACAGCTCTAAATATTTCAAAGATACTACACTGCGACATGGAAGAGCTTTATGAGGTAGTAGAAGTAAGCAGCGAGTAGTGTAACACTACTACTCCCGACTTTTGTAAATCTATAAGTTTACAAAAACTATTATATAAAGCAAAAGAGGTGCTTTCAAAAGGCTTACTAACTAACTTTTAAAACGAACATAAGTTCGATACGAGTTAATTATACTACTATTTTAAGTATGTTGGAATCATTTTTATTACATTATTGTGTAAATTTATCCACAACTTTGCTACTATTACATAGAAATCAATATAAGGAGGTGGTAAGTACCTGCTTCGCCTTGTCACTTGCCGGTGAATGAGAGGATTGGACAGAATGGGTAAACCAAATTTAACGAAAACAAAAGAGAAATATGTTTTTAGTTACACAACAGATAAAAATAAGCAGAAAAAATATGCGTATCGCTATCGTTATACGCGTAGAGATAATACGCGTAAGGAATATTATAAGCAAGGCTTTTCGACTGCAAAAGAGGCAGCGCTCGCTTTAACTGAGTTAAAAGCAGATTTGCTCAAAGGCAACTACGCTAAAATCGATTACAAAGATTTAACTTTAAATGAGCTTTTTGATATATATATAGAACATCAAAGCGCAAAACTAAAAGATAATTCAATTAAGCAAATCAAAAATGCCGCAAAAAAAATGTCTCATTTTATTGGTGACATAAGAATTAATGAGCTAAACTCTTATAATTATCGTAAGTATTTTCTAAATGCCGTTGAAAATGAATTAGCACAATCAACTATTAGTGAATATAACAGCAAAATAAATGCTGCTCTTAATTTCGCTGTTAAAAATGAGTTTATTATAAAAAATAGAGTAAGTGGCGAACAATTTGAAGTTGTGAATAATCGCAAAGTATATACTGCGACTGAAATACAAATTATTTTTAATTTTATCAAAAACAAAAGACCTTATATGTATGTGCCAGTTCTGTTTTTACAACATACTGGTGTACGCGCTGGAGAAATGTGTGGTATCAAATGGGAAGATATTGATTTTGAAAATAATGTTGTGAATATCAAGAGAACAATCACATTCTCTGGGGAGGGAACACCGAAAACTAAAAACTCTTATAGAGAGATCCCACTCACCGAAAAATTAATTGGAGAACTAAAGAAATATAAAATACAACAAAAAGCTACTCTCTTGAAAAAAGGAGTAGCAGCGAGCGTGCTTCAAGCTGATAAATTCGAAAAACGCTTCGCCTTCTTATCTGCTAGAGGTATTCCTCTGCCATATCAAACTGTTAAAAAATTTTTCATTACAATAAGGAAAGAACTAAAAGTAGAAGGAGCTAAAGCTCACGCATTTCGACATACCTTTGCTTCAAAATTAATTGCAGAAGGAGTAGATATTGCTACTGTTGCAAGCCTATTAGGTGATACAATAGAAACTGTTCAAAAAATCTATGTTCATGCGATGGAGAACAAAAAAGAAGAAGCTATCTCATTACTTGATAAAACAATGTTCTAA